ATTTGCACCTATACCATCTGCTGCATATACAGGAACATTAAATTACTATGCTAAATTTCCAGCACTATCGGATTCAAATACTTCAAATTATATTTTAACACATCATCCAGCTATATATTTATATGGTTCACTTTATCATGCTGCTAATTTTTTAGGTGGTATAGATCCACAAAGACTTCAACAATGGCAACAAATGTATCAAACTGCACTTGAAAGACTTGAAAGAAATGACAAAGAAGATCAATATGGTAATGCACCTTTACAACAAAGAGGTGATGTTACTGTAGCTGGTTCATTTAATGACAGATTTGTTGCAGTAACAAATAATAACCAATAGGAGAATAATGCAAATACCTTTTGGAGAATGGCTACCTGACCAACCAGAATATTTAAATCCTGGTGCAACGACAGCTAACAATGTTTATTTTGCAGCTCAATCATATAAAAGATTTCCTTCATTAGTTTCTTATTCATCTAATAATATTACATCCAATAGTAGAGGTGCAGGTTCTTTTAGAGATAATTCAAATAATGTTTTTAACTTTGTTGCAAACAATACAGATATTTTTCAATTAGATGGTGGTACATTTACATCAAGAAAATCTAGTCTAACAGGAGCTGATACAGATTATTTTACATTTACACAATTTGGTCAAAACATTGTTGCTAGTAATGGTAAAGATGCAGCTCAATATTATGAAATGGGTACATCAACTAATTTTGCAAATTTATCTACTATAGGTTCAAGTGGTACAGTTCCTGTATTTAAAGTTTCAGGTGTAGTTAGAGATTTTTTTGTAACAGGTAATCACACAAATAATTCAAATCGTATTCAATGGTCAGGTATTAATGATTTAACAACTTGGCAACCAGGTACAAAACAATCAGACTTGCAAGACTTACCAGGTTCAGGTGGACAAATTACCCACATAACATCAGGAGAGATTGGTTATGTCTTTAGGCAAAATCAAATAATTCGTATGGACTATGTCGGTGGTTCAACAGTATTTCGTCTATCAGTTATATCTCCAAACAGAGGTGCAGTTTTAGGTAGAACTGTTTGTCAAGATAATCGTAGAGTATTCTTTTATGCAGATGATGGTTTCTTTGAAATTAATGGAGATCAAGTAGTTTCTATTGGTGCAGAAAAAGTAAATAGATTCTTTGATGTAGATTTAAACAAAGCATTTAGTGATAGAATTTGTGCAGCAGTTGATCCATTTAATCAACTTGCTATGTGGTTATATCCATCAGCTTCTAATACTGCTAATACAACTGGTATATGTGATAAAGTAATTATTTATAATTATGCTACACAAAAATGGTCAACAGCAGACGCAAGTGCTAGTACAATATTTTCACAGTTTGTGGGTGCTTATACTGTAGAACTTATGGATATTATTTCTGAAAACCTAGATGCTATTAATATTGCACTAGATACAGATTTTTGGAATGGTGGTCAGTTATATTTAGGTGCTATAGATAGTGATTTTAAAGCTGCTATATTTTCAGGTACAGAAAATGAAGGAACTATAGAAACTAGAGAATTAGAGTTGTTTCCAGGACACAGAAGTAGTATAACTAATGTTAGACCAATTGTTGATGCTACATCTACTGTTACTATTAAAAGTAGAGAAAGATTAGCAGATACAGCTACAGAATCTTCATCATCTACTATGGTTACAAGTGGTGATAATCCAGTAAGACAATCTGGTAGATATTTTAAAATTAAAATAACAACACCTACTGGTTCAGTTTGGACTAATGCACAAGGAGTTGATATAAATGCAACAAGAATTGGATTGAGATGACAGAAAAAACTGATATAGATAATGTTAGATATAGTTTTGAAACTCAAGAGTTCTTTCAAAGACAAATTGAAGAAGCTATTAATACATTAATTAATGATCGTAACAAAGAAAGTAATAAAGCTTTCGCATGGTTTATAGGAGAATAAATGCCAACTAATATAAAAGATTATTCAACAACACAATCTAGTAACACATCACTCAATGGTATTTCAACAGCAGAAGGAATGTTACCTTCTAATCTAAACAATGCAATTAGGGCATTGATGAAGAATACTAGAGATTGGTTTAATGATGCACAATGGATTGAATATGGTGATGGTGATGGTTCTTTTACTGCTGCTTACGCATCAGGTACATCTTTTACTATTGCAGGTGTAGATGTAACTTCAATTTATCATGCAGGTAGAAGAATTAAATTAACTGCATCAACACCAGGAACAATTTTCGGAACTATTGCTAGTTCATCTTTTTCAACAAATACAACAGTCAATGTAACTTGGGATAGTGGTTCATTATCAAATGAAGCAATCACTCATGTTTATATTGGTGCTTTATCAAAAACTAATTCATCTATACCAACAGAAATTATTGGTACAACAAATATAAGTGATAGTGCTATTACAACTGCAAAGATTGCAGCAGATGCTGTTAATGGAACTAAAATTGCAGATGATAGTATAAATTCAGAACATTATGTAGATGGTTCAATAGACACAGCTCATATTGCAGACTCACAAATTACTACTGCTAAAATTGCAGATTCAAATGTTACAACAGCTAAAATTGCTGCTGATGCAATTGATGGTACAAAAATAGCTGACGATAGTATTAACTCCGAACATTATGTTGATGGTAGTATAGATACTGCACACATTGCAGACTCTCAAATTACTACAGCTAAAATAGCTGACTCACAAATTACTTCTGCTAAAATAACAGATGGTGCAATTGTTAATGCAGATATAAATGCAAGTGCTGCAATAGATGCAACTAAAATACATGATGGCACAATATCTAATACAGAGTTCGGACATCTAAATGGTGTTAGTTCAAATATTCAAGATCAAATAGATGCTAAAGGTGCATCAAATGCAAACCTTACTGCAATTGGTAATCTTGCTACAACAGATGGTAATTTCATAGTTGGAAGTGGATCAACTTGGGTAGCAGAAACAGGATCAACAGCAAGAACATCATTAGGATTAGGAACTATATCAACACAAGCTGCAAATAGTGTAGCCATATCTGGTGGAACAATTACAGGTCTTGGCTCACCTTCAGCAAGTTCAGATGCAGCTACAAAAAATTATGTAGATAATTTAGTTACAGGATTAAAAACAAGAATTATTACAAGAGTAGCTACAACAGCAAATATTAATTTATCAAATGCTTTAGAAAATGGTGATACACTAGATGGCATTACACTTGCTACAGGAAATAAAGTTTTAGTAAAAGATCAAACAGATGCTACTGAAAATGGTATTTATAATGTTGTAGCTTCAGGTACTGCTACAAGAGATACAGATTATGATACTGTTGCAGAACTAGCAGGACAATTAGTTATTGTTCAAGAAGGTTCAACTAATGCAGATAAAATATTTTTATGTACTACTGATAACTCTGGTTCTATTGGTTCAGTTAATATTGTATTTACAGTTGTTACACCATCAAATGTTGGTGATGTTACTCTTACTGGTACACAAACTTTAACAAATAAAACTTTAACTTCTCCAGTTATATCAGAAATAGTATCTGTATCTGATGGTAATATATCTGTATTACCAAATGGTACAGGTAAAGTTTTATTAGATGGTAATGGTTCTTCAGGTGGTGTTGCTGTTACAGATGGTTTAGTAGAAATTAAAACAGGAACTGGTAGTGTTGCTAAAGTTAAATTTTATTGTGAGTCATCAAATGCTCATGCACAGACATTACAAGCAGCTCCACATTCGGCAGCAAGTTCAGCAGTTTTAACATTACCAACTGCTACAGGAACTTTAATTGGAACTGGTGATACAGGAACTTTACCATTAGTAGCTATTGATATTGATGGTGGAAGTGATATAGGTGCAGACTTGACTACATCTGATTTAATTGTAGTAGATGATGGTGCAGGTGGTACTAACAAAAAAGCAGCTTTATCAAGAGTTGTAACATTAATGACTAATCAAGGATTTACTACAGACGATCCAACAGCTTTAGCGATTGCTCTTGGGTAATAAATAGGAGGATATAAATGGCAAATACTTTTAAAGTAAAAACAAATGCAGCAATGCCAAGTTCGGCTGGTACAGCTTTGACTTTATATACAGTTCCTTCTTCAACAACAACTGTTGTTGTTGGACTTACACTTTGTAATGTTCATACATCAGCAGTAACTGCAACAGTAAAAATTGAATCTGATACTTCTGATACTGAAACAAATGAAAATGTTACAGTTGTAAAAGATGCAAGTATTCCAGCAGGTAGTTCTTTAGAACTTTTATCTGGTGGAAAATATGTTTTGCAAACTACAGATGTTGTTAAGATTGACTGTTCAGTTTCGGCTAAAATTGATGCAACGTTGTCAATCATGGAGATAACATAGGATGGCTTATATAGGACAAAAACCTGCTAATAAAGCTGTCGTTGCTGACGATTTAGATCCAACAGTTATTACAGGTCAAACAGCTTTAACAGATAAACCAGCAGATACTGATGAATTTTTAATTAGTGATGCAGGTACATTAAAAAGAATAGATGCCAGTTTAGTTGGTGGTGGTGCAGTTGATTGGCAATCAACAATAGTTACAGGTGCTACTCATACAGTATCATCTGGACAAGGTATATGGATTGACACATCTTCAAATGCTTGTACTCTTACACTTCCAGCTTCACCCTCTGTAGGTGACCAAGTAATTTTTACAGACTATGCAAGAAATTGGGGAACAAATGCAGTTACATTAAATTTAAATAGTGAAAAATTTCAAGGAAGCGCAACTCCTGTACCTATCTATGATACTAATGGTGAATCAGTAAATATTGTTTATTCAGGATCAACTAAAGGATGGATTCCAAATTCTGATGGAGCAGTTGCTTTAGAAACTCCTCAAACTTATTCAGCAGATTTTTTAGTAATTGCTGGAGCAGGTGGTGCTTCAGGCGGTGCTGGTGGAGCTGGTGGATATAGAACATCAACTCAAACACTAAATGTTGCTACAGTTTATACAATTACAGTTGGAGATGGTGGTGCTGGAGCTAGTGCTACCTCAGGCACAGCCACTAGTGGTTCTAATTCTTCAATATCAGGTTCAGGTTTAACTACAATAACTTCTGCTGGAGGTGGTGGTGGTGGAGGAATAGATAGTTCTAACATGGCTAATAATACAGGACTTGATGGTGGTTCTGGTGGAGGAAGTGGTAGAGGATCATCAGGCACAGCTACAAATTCAGGTTTTGGTTCAGGAAACACTCCAAGTACATCACCTAGTCAGGGAAATAATGGTGGTGCTGTTACTGGTTTAGCTCCTTATTATGGAGCTGGTGGTGGTGGAGGTGCTGGTGGAGTTGGTGCAAATGGAACTGGAAGTGGAGGTGGTAATGGTGGTGTTGGAACAGCTTCTTCAATAACAGGAAGTTCAGTTACAAGAGCTGGAGGAGGTGGTGGTGCGGCTAACAATACTACTGCTGGTTCTGGTGGAACTGGTGG